CTTCCGCAGAGAATTCTAAAAAAAGGTCGCCCCCTATTGACAAACACTTTTTAATTTGCTATTATATTGGTATAACTATTAAGGGGCTTGTGGTCTCTGCGATATACCTTATGGGACAAAACTCCTTTGCGCACTCCGTGATCATGTTTTGTGACCCTCAAGGCTATCATGGAGTCCATAATCCCCTTTTTGTATATTTACTCAACTTTACCAATAACTAATCACCACGAGCCCTACAGTGGCTCACAATTAACTTTATCATTGTTGTCTGCTTGTAACCGCTCTTATATGACCTATAGTAACCGTTCCAGGTTTTATATCTCAAAGAGACTGTCCCGTCACAAGCGTGGGCGTTAAATCTAGCTCCCAGTACAAGCGGGACAAGAGTGATAAAGAATCGTGCTAATTATGTCTAAACTACAACCATCTCCAAAAGATGTTCCGTCGGATGCTATCGAGACAACTAAAGACAAAGTTTCTAATGAAATTTCTGAATTAAAAGATAAACGAGATGAGGTTATGCTTAGGCAGGGTGCTGCTACCGGAGCATATATCAAAGATCGTGTTTTTAAATATAATCGTGACTGGTGGAATCAATACAAAGAGATGAGAAGAAGCGATGATCCAACTATGAGAAAAACTGCTTTTATCGAATATAACAAACTCCAGGCACGTATTCTTCCTACTCAGCTTGAGGCTGGTTCTGGTAATAATGTGCAAATCAATATTGTTGGAATGGGCTTAGATGAACCGATTAAGGAAGTTTTCTCAGCCGAACCAATAATAGACGCTTCCTAAATTAACATTGCCAATCCTTCGTTTTATGCCAGAAGTTAAAATAACACTTCCTTATAACTTTTCTCCCCGTCCTTATCAAAGTGAGCTTTTGAATGATAATCGTCGTTTTAAGGTTGCCGTGTTTCATCGTCGTGGTGGTAAAACAAAGAGTGTTTTAAACCAGCAGATAATGAGAACGCAGTTAAAGTATTCTAAAAAGTGTGAACGCTGGGTTTCTCCTTATGTTGTTGGTCTTAACGGTGCCACTATTCCTAATCCAATTTTGACTGAGCAGGAGTTAAATGCCGTTAATACTTATTATTTTTTTCTCCCAACGTATAAACAGGCGAAGGGTGTTATCTGGGATCAACTTGTGAAGGAACACGTGCCGATGGAACTTGTTTCCAAGATGAATGAGTCTGAGTTAGCAATTTATTATAAAAATGGTAGCATTCAGCGTTTTGCTGGGTGTGACGACATTAATAAGCATCGTGGTATTAACCCGATAGATGTGGTGTTTGATGAATTTAGTGAAGAGGATGTTGAGATTTGGACTGCTGTTGTGCAGCCGGTGCTTCGTGAAAATCGCGGAACAGCAACTTTTATTTTTACACCGAAAGGCAAGAATCACTCCTGGGAGATTATGGAGTTTGGGCGGCAGAATCCTGACCAGTGGTTTGTTTCCGTAAAGAGTGTTGATGATACTAATGGTTTAACGAAAAAAGAAATTGAGGAAGCAGAGAGATCTACCCCGCAAGCGTTGTTTAGACAGGAATATTATTGTGACTTCCTGGAAAATGCTGGTGCTTTCTTCCGCCGTATACGTGAAAATGTTTATGAGGCTGATGATTATGCTGATCCTAACCATTTTTATCGTTTAGGATGCGATCTTGCGAAGTATAATGACTTTACGGTGCTTACCCCATTTGATTTATATACGTTTAAGGCGAAGGTGCAGCAAAGGTTTAATCAGGTTGATTGGACTTTTCAGAAATATCTTATTGAGGCGTCTGCTCGTAAGTATAATAATGCGAAATTAATGTTAGATAGAACTGGTGTTGGTGATCCTATCGTGGAAGATCTTGAAAATCGTGGCTTAAATATCGGTGAAGATGGCGCGGTGGTCTTTAATCAAAGAACTCGTCGTGAGATGTTAGATAATTTATCTATTTTATTGCAACAAGATAAAATTAAAATACCTAATGATGAGGGTCTTATCTCTGAACTTGAAGCATTTCAGTTTTCGATGACTGATAAGGGAAAAATTGAGGTTAAATCTCGCAAAGGATTACATGATGATCGTGTAATGTCGCTTGCCCTCGCTGTTTACGGCCTTGATAACAAAATAACTAATGATTTTTCTGATGATTTGCGGTATGAGGCAGAGTCAGATAAAAATTTTGATAAGTTTGCTTGCATTTAATAATTTTAAAAAAAATAATTTCAATATATGCCTAAAAAAAATAATGAAACAGAAGAGGTTAGGTTAAATCTTACCCCTGACTACACGGAGGAGGAACTTAATTATCGCCAAGGGTTAATCATTAAACTTACTAATTCTCAGTCGTCCAAGGATTCCTCCCAGAAGGAATTTAACGACATGAACTATCGCGAATACTATGATTCGAATTTGCGTGCTGCTAATTCATATATTGCCCCTAAGAAAAATCCTGAAGACACACGCGTTGTAACTGGTACCACTGAGGAAAAGGGCAACACACTTTTATCTGCTATTTTAAACTACAATCTGGAGGCAAATATTAGTGCTTTCGATAAAGAGATGATGGAGGTCGATGAGTTAGGGAAGAATATGGAAGATCTCGTGAAGAAATCTCGTGAAATTGAAGGGTATGATGAAAAGCGTGTTCTTATTTATAAGGAGATGCTTGACCAGGGAACAGTTTTCGTGGAAGAGCAATGGGTTGAAGAAATTAAGATTGTAAAAAAATTAAAAGATATTAACTGGAGTGATGGAGTTAAAGTAAAAGACATTAAATGGGATGAGAAGGACGAACCTGGATTCACTGGTTGCCAATCTAGGATTTTGCGCGGTGATAAGGTCTACCTTGGAAACATTAAGGAGTTTAGTATCCTAAAACAGCCGTATATTTTCACCGTTGATGTGATTAGTTACGCTGAGGCGAAGTCAATCTATAAAAATTGGGATAGGTGGGGCTATGTTCCTAGAAAAATTGTTAGAGTGCAGCCTGATCAAAATTCTTCTTATCGCGATTGGACTTTGCAGGATGTGCAGGAAGATTTTGTTGAGGTTATTAAGTTCCAGAATAAGTGGACTAACGAATACATGATTATGCTTAATGGCGTGATGATGTTACCGGCTGGTTTCCCATTACAGGCCATTAGTCCTTCTGGTGAATACACAATCGCTAAGGGTGATGTTTATCCTATCTCGGATTTCTTTGCCTACAGTAAATCTATTCCGGCTAAAACAAAGGTTGACCAAGAAGTATTGGATGAGATGATGAAACTTATTGTTTTAAAGACACGTAAATCATATATGCCACCTTTGGCTAACAATACTGGACGTGTTTTATCTCGCAAAATCATGAACCCTGGGGAAATTACTAATCAAATTGATCCTTCTAAAATTTCTACCATTGGTGATAGCGGCGGTGTTACTCAGTCCGAATTTAGTGCGTTTGAGTTTATTAAAAACATTATTGATCAGAAATCTGTATCTCCTGCTTTCGGTGGTGACGCTCAATCTGGGTCTCAAACTGCTACTGAGATTTTAGAGTTGAAGAAACAACAGATGATGAAGTTAGGTCTTGTTATCTGGGGTGTAATTTCTTTGGAGAAACAATTATCTTGGTTGCGTATCTATAATATTTTAGAAAACTGGACTAAAGAACAGGACACTAAAATGAATGACATCACTGGTGAGATCGAAAGTGTTTACAAAGGGATAGAAGTTGAATCTGAAATGGAAGATACTCAGATGGGTAAAAAAATTATTCAGTTTTCTCCAGAGGCTTCTGAATTATCTCCCGATCAAATTATGGAGGAGGAAAACCAATTATCAGAGGTAATGAGAATGCCGGTTAGAAAGTCATACATTCACCCAGACGTTTCTAAGATGAAATACTGGTGGTACATTACAATTAACCCAACCGAAAAAAATAGTTCTGATCTTCAGAGAATATTATTTAAGCAAGATATTCAAGATGCGATGACATTGTTTGGACCACAGTCCATGAACTTCCCTTATTTGATGAAAAGATTTGCAGTTTTATCTAAGCAAAATCCTGATAAGTTTTTCATTAAAAATATTCCCGCAGCACCGACTGACGCCGCTTTAAAAGGTGGTGACAACGGAGGATTGGGAGCTCAACTAAATCGTGGGCTTGGTACTTCACAAATGCAATAATAATTAATTTATATGTATGAAAACATTAATGACGATCTCACAAAAATTACATTTGAGACTGAGGACTTGTTTGAGAATTTGTCGGAGAATGATAAGAAGAATTTTTTAAGCAATTGCAGTTTAATATTTAATAACCCGTTCTTTAAAAAAATTTGTGATGAGATGGGGACTCAAGCTATACTCTATTCTGTAAAAGAAACTAGAACGCTTGATGAACTAAGTTATGGTCGCGGTAAAATTCATGGGATAGCAACTATTTATGAGGAACTTATGAAATATGATTCCTTGTATCAAGAAACAATAAGGAAAGAGGAATCTTTCGATAAGCACGCTACAATTTAATTAACATAAAAATTATGGCTTTTGAAGTTTTTAACGCAGATGGCGAACTCGTAGAGGGTGTATTGCCACCGGAGGAGATTAAAACTCTCCAGGAACAATTAGAAGAGACTAATCAAAAACTTAGTAAGTTGGAGAAAAAAGATTTTGATTATAAAAGATTAGA